CCTGGGAAAAAATACGCTGCTCCTGGTTTTGGTTTAAACTGAATATTTTGATTAGGGAAGTATAGTTCTCCACCCTCATAGTCATCATTTAAATAAAATAATCCAGCAATATCGTACCACGGAAAATCGTTTGGCTTTCCTGCATTATCACCTTCATGAAGTTCTTTGTCTGCATGTGGCATTTGAAGTTGTCCTGGAAGCCATCTCACTATAGCGGGTGGCGTAGGATCAGCATCAACATTATAAAACTTATCAACATCTTGCTTTAGTCTAAGTTGCATATTTACAATTGCAGGAATTATTTCTGGATTGTTTGCATTTAAAGCCCTACTTGTTGCAACACGATCTTTCCAATAATCTGAATCATAAATAACTGTTCCATCTTCGTTATAGTGTGTTTCTGTAATATCCCAAATTGTAATATCTCTTGCAGCATTAGATAAAAAATCTAACTCTTCTTGAGTCATAAAGTTTTCTCTTGCTTGTATCATTTCTGGTCCATTGCCAAACCACCCAGATGGTGTTATAGAAAACTTTTCTGTTGGTCTATTATTATCAAACTCTGGTCTTTGTCCGTCTGCTTTTGCTAAATTATTTTCCATATTTGTATTATACCATCCGATCTAAGAGTAGCGTCTAGGTGTCCAAACTTTATTTTTATATACTCCTCCGTCTGGAGTCGTTCTATAAAAAGAGGTTATTTCCATTTGGTTTTTTACTATATCTATAGCATTATTTTGTTCTTCGTGTTCTGAATCCCAATTATCTCTTTTAAAAGGAATTATTTGAATAATTGGAGTACCCGCTTCTATTACCCCTTCCCAACCTTCTTTTAAAAAGAATGGCAAAGAGCCAGGGTTATGTAAATTATCATTATCTATTATTCCAGAAGTTGTAATAAATGGTAGTTCAAATCTATTTGCTGGATGAATGTATATACAACTATATCCTTCTGGAACTATAACTTGCCAATCTGCAAACCATGCAAAGTGCGTTTCTTTATACCCATGAGGTACTGTGAACTGTGGCAGAACACCTCGTGGCTCAATAAAACTAGCATACTTTGAACTTTTTGGAGTAACCTTGTACTCACCATTTTCCTTTAATGTAAAAGTAAAATCGCATGGAGTTCTAAAACAATAACCAGTTGCCATAATATCAAAAATTGCAGGACAGGCTTTCCAAGTAGGAATTTTTCCATTTGTCATTGGATCTTGATAATATTCACCATCTGGTTTTTTAGCAAATCTGTCTGCTTTTCTGTACCAATCTGGTATTGTTCTTGATATTGGTTTTGGAGCAGAGTTGCTTTCTTTATCTAGCCATGCCTTGTTTGCTCTAAAAACAATTTTATTATCTTCCACTTCTAATGTCCTTTATTTTTAGTTTAATGTTTTTTGATTCATGTTCTCCAATGATATTATCTTTTTCATCAGTTGCATTTCTATAAAAATCAGTCCACTGACCCAACTTTGACTTTTCTTCTGAGCCTTTTCCGTAGTCGGTGATAGACTTCCAATATTCTTGCGAAAAATTTTCATCTTGTAAAATTACCTCAAAGTTTTCTACAGATTTAATTGATATTGGAATAATAGATGCTATTGGAGTATTTGCTGGTATGGTGATAATCTCATTAGATCTAGTAACTTTCCAGGCTGCTGGTAGATCTGTTTTTAATACAGATGTGCTGACTATCGATGTGAAACATTGAGCGCCGTCGATAAACTGATTTGGAACTGGCATTATTAAAATACTAAGATTTTCTTCAGTTTGAAATGTTAATCCAGTAGTAAAACTTATAGTTCCGTTTGCTCTATTTGGATGTATATATTCTCCTCCAGAAAGTATTTCAATATCATCTGCAACCGAATTAGGGTCTTTTCCTTTCCAGATAAAAGAAATATCTTTTGGATACGAGAATGTCCATCCTAACTGATTTGCTAGAGAAACTGGAAAACAATGATATGCATGTTTATCAAAAGTTTCATCCATCCAGTCCCGTCTTACTTTTAGTGTATCAAACTGAACTGGAAAATTTTTTCTTTGATGTACATTAATGATCAAGATTAGTCACCAGTTTCTTGAAACATTTCTGCAGTATGAAACTTTGCACTATAGTCCAACATGGTAACTATTGAATACTTTAGTCCATCATGTACTGGCATAGCACGGTGTGGGTAAACAAAGTTAGATGGAAAAATAAAAAGATCCCCTGCTTTTGGCTTTAAGTTTAATCCTTGATATCTAAAAAATAACTCTCCACCATCGTAATCATCATTAATGTACGCAACCATAGAAACTGTACAGTTATATGAATATCCGTGGTCATGATGCTCCTGGAAGTGTTGACCTGGGCCATACTTAACAAAGTTCATTGCCTCCCAGTATCTCAACTCACCAAGTCTATAGTTTCTTGTATAGTCGTCTACAACTGCCTTTTTTCTATCAAAACAATCTTGCCATATTTTTTGAAGTTTTTTTGATGCTTCTGATGGATCATGTTCAATATCTGTTTTCTTAAACTTAAAGTCAACGCAGTCTCGGTATTCTGGCATTAATTGTTGATATCCTACATATGCTGGCAACCAGTTATAAAAACTTTTTTCATCAGTCAAAACATCTTCTATTCTATTAATCAAGTCTAATTCTTTTGGCAAAACATCATGATAAACCCAAATACCCAATGCCAATTCTTCTTTACTACTCCATGTTTGACCCTTAATATTTCCTGATTCTGGAACAAGGCCAGAACCTCTTATTTGACCATTATTTTGTGCTTGTTGTTCATTAATCATTGCCTTCTCCTTTATTATAAGTATTATACTCATTTTTATGAAAACTATCATTATAATCTGTCATAATTACAACTGAATATTTATTACCTGAAAATACTTCACAAGATGCATGTTCATATACAAAGTTAGAAGGAAATATAACTATATCTCCAGCCTGTGGCTTTATCTTTATACCATGCCTTATAAAATCAATCTCTCCACCTTCATAGTCGTCATTTAAATAAACAACAGCAGAAACAGTGCAGGTATAGTATGGTCCATGATCTGCATGAATTTTAAAATATTTTCCAGGGGAATACTTTACAAAATTAAATGCTTCATAATACTGCATTTGTAAATGCCACAAGGATTCATAATTTCTCATGCAAAGATCTAGGGAGTTTTTGACTATGCTGTATGCCTCAGAAAGTTTTTTATTTTCTGGAAGGATAGTGCCTAGATGTTCTTCTTTAAACTTTAAATCTACACAATTTCTTACATCATCAATATTTTCTTGAGCATTTACTTGTGCTCCCCGCCAGAAAATTAAAGGATTACCTTCTGAAATAGCAGACTCTATATTATTAATAACATCATTACATTTATCTTTAGTTATAGCATTTCTATATAAATTTATACCATATTCTAAATTTATAACACTTATATTATTATTAATAATATTATCTGGTAAACGATTTTGTGTTGTTTCATTTCTTGGAAGATCATACCACTTAGTCATATAAACTATTATACACCATAGACTGCTTTTAACAATCTATGGTGTACTTTAGTTTCTATTATATTTTAGTAGAATCTCATGAAAGGGCTACCAAATGATGGACAGAAGGATGGTGGGAAGAACGGTCCAAAGGATGGTGGGAAGAACGGTCCAAAGGATGGTGGGAAGAACGGGAATGATGGTCCAAAGGATGGTGGGAAGAACGGTCCAAAGGATGGTGGGAAGAACGGGAATGATGGTGGGAAGAACGGTGGGAAGAACGGGAATGATGGTGGGAAGAACGGTGGGAAGTAAGGTGGGAAGAACGGTGGGAAGAACGGGAATGATGGTGGGAAGAACGGTGGGAAGTAAGGTGGGAAGAACGGTGGGAAGAACGGGAATGATGGTGGGAAGAACGGTGGGAAGTAAGGTGGGAAGAACGGTGGGAAGAACGGGAATGATGGTGGGAAGAACGGTGGAAAGAACGGCGGGAAGAATGGAGAAACCGTAGTAACTGAAGAAGAACTTGCAGAGTATGCTCCATCTCCATTACCATTAATTGCTAAAACCTGATATGTCTGGCTTGTTCCACCAGTTTCTGAAATTGTAGTTGATGTTACATTGCCTACTGTATAAACTGGTCCGTCTGAAGACTTTACCTTGTATCCAGTTATAGTTTTTCCACCATTATTTGATGGGGCAGTCCATGAGACTGTGTCTTGATTTGCTACTGTTGAAGTAGCAGAAATTCCTGTTGGAAGTCCTGGTACAGTTGTAATTAGTGTTGATGCTGAAGCAGCGCTAGATAAAGATGTTCCAGCATTGTTTGTAGCAGTTACTGTAAATGTATAATTTGTGTTTGATGTAAGTCCAGCAATTGTTATTGGAGAAGAAGCACCTGTTGCTGTTTTACCATCACTAGCAGTTACTGTATAAGATGTTGCTGCAGGAGAATCTGCTGGCAAAGAAAATGAAACAACTGCTGCACCATCATTAAATGATCTACTTGTACCTACATCTGATGCAGATACTCCAGTTGGTGCTTTAGGTTCTAAAAAGTCATTTGCTGCCTGAGATTTTCTTCCAGATTTCTTTGTTGCCATTATCTTCTCCTTTTATATGACTATTTATTATAGGCATATGATGTGTTAATTATAACACTATTTTTAATTAATATTAATTAACAAATTATACATTGTCCTCCGCTCATCACACCTCCGCATGGCAAGCAACATGCTACGCTACATCCTTGCCAAGAACAGTCACAAGATGCAGCAACTGGAGCAGGTGTAGGGGCTGGTACTGGTAAAGGAGCAATTGGCGCAGGGACTGGTGTTGGTACTGGTGTAGGGGCTGGTACTGGTAAAGGTGCAACTGGCGCAGGGACTGGTGTTGGTACTGGTGCAGGTGTTGGTACTGGTGTAGGTGCTACAGGTGTAGGTGCTACATAGACTGGCGAAGGTGCCACTGGCGCAGGTGCGGGTGTTGGTGTTGGTGTTGGTGCAACTGGAGACGGTGCTACAGGTGCTGGTGCAACTGGAGACGGTGCTACAGGTGCTGGTGTTGGTGCAGGTGTTGGTGCAGGTGGGAATGATGGTGGTGTTACTGGTGATGGTACAGGGGAAGGTGCAACTGGTGAAGGTGCAACTGGGCTAGGCGCTACAGGAGCGGGTGCGGGTGAAGGACTACCTATTCAGGCAGATAGATCGCCGTAAACAACCCAAGTGTTTGATGCTCTCTTGAATAATGTAGCACCAGACCATTGTGTTCTTAACTTAAGTCCAGGAGTTGCATTAACAGTTACTCCAGATGCACCTGCAATTGTAACTTGTCCAGTTCCAACCTGAAGAATATCTAGGGAAGTTCCTACTGGGAACGCCACAGATGCGTCTGTTGGAATTGTTACTGTTGTTGCAGAAGAAGAGTTAACTTCAATTAATGAATCTCTTTCTGTTAGTGCACTTAATGTATAACTTACTGTTTTTGACACAATTGGAGTTCTTGATGGAACGCCTTCTTTTGTTTGTGTTCCATCTGTAAATACTATTCCAGACGATGAGACTGTTACTGTACCAGTAGCAGTTAAATTGTTTGCTGTTACTGTACCAGTAAATGTTGGGTCTGCCTTTGGTGCCTTAAGACCTAGATCAGTTGTAAGACCTGAAATCTTAGACTGGGCAATTGCTGCTGTTGCATTAATGTCTGCGTCAACAATTGCTCCATCTGCAATTTTAGCAGATGTAACTGCTCCATCGTCTATCTTTGCAGTTGTAATTGCTAGATTATTTACCTTAGCAGTAGTAACTGCAGAGTCGTTAATCTTATCAGTTGTAACTGCAGAATCAGCAATTTTTCCAGTTGTTACTGATAATGCATCTAACTTAGCAGTTGTAATTGCTAAATCATTTACTTTACCAGTTGTAACTGCAGAATCATTAATCTTTCCAGTTGTAACTGCTAAATTATTAATTTTATCAGTTGTAACTGAGCCATTTGCAATTTTATCTTCTGTAACTGCTCCGCCATTAATCTTTCCAGTTGTAACTGCGGAATCGTTAATCTTGCCTGTAGTAACTGCTGAGTCTAATATCTTTGAAGTTGTAACTGCATCATTTGCAATAACTGCTTCTGAAACTGTAGAGTTAGGCAATGTTACGGTACCAGTAAATGTTGGATTTGCCAAAGGAGCAATAACTGATCCATCTACGGCAAGTTCTCCTGGAACAGTCTCTTCTAAGCCATATCCTGGTTCGATTGTAACTGTAGAATTGAACGGAACATAATTTACATTTGATGTTCCAACTTCAATTGGTCCAGGTGATGATAATACAAAACCAAATCCCTTGTTATAAGTTCCATTCAAAACAAAAACAAAGTCTCCAGTATCTAATTCTCCTTCTGGATTTCCATCTGCATCTTCTGCTCTTGTCCATGAGCCTGATGCTACTACATAAATACCGTTATCTGGTAGTGATGCTTGATTCTTTACAAGAACACGATCACCAACTGATAAAGAAACTCCATCGATTGTTTGTGTTCCGCTAAGGGTAATTGCTGCTGTTGTTGCTGCAACAACTGGTTGGTGGAAGTTAATTCCAGAAGCAACCTGATCTACGTATCTCTTGCTTGCAGCATGTCCGTTTAAAACTGGTGTTTGTGGAACAGTTACATAACCAGTAAATACTGCTCCGTCAGTTCTTGCCAATAGAGATGTATCAGAGATTCCATGAACATCTGTTGTGTCTGAATTATGTGAAGATAATGCAGATGCTGCTGCATTTGTCGCTGCTGTTTCTGCATCTGATGCCTTACCGTCAGCATATATCTTTGTAGCCAATGCTGCTGTGTCTGCAATACCGTGAACATCCAGGGTATCTGCTTCGTGATCTGCAATTGCATCAGTTGTGTATGATTCAAGATTTGATTCAAGTGTAGACAAATCAGAATGTACTGCTAAATCTGCTGTATTTGTAATTCCATGAATATTTTCTGTTTCTAGGTGGTGATCAGAAATAGCATCAGTTACATATGTTTGTGTTGCAAGATCTGCCGTATTATTAATTCCGTGTACGCTTGTTGTTGAGTTTGTATGTGCATCTAAGTCAGCATCATAAACTAAATCTGCTGTATCAGAAATACCGTGAACATTTGTTGTATCTGAATTATGAGTTGAAACTGCAGTATCTGCATAAGACTTTGTTGCTAAATCTGCAGTATTTGTAATTCCGTGAACATTTGTTGAGTCAGTTTCATGTGTGGAGAGAGTAGACTGAACTGCACTAACATCACTTGCTACTGTAGCAAAAAATGCTGGATCGTCTCCAATTGCTGCAGCAAGTTCATTTAAGGTATCTAATAATCCTGGAGCGCCGTCAACAAGTGTGGCTCCATCAACGAAGTAGTTTAGGTCTGACCAGTGATCAACACCATTACCTATCTTAAACTTGATTGTATCGGACTCAAAGCCGATTTCGCCTGCTGCTAAAATTGGATCTGCAGAAGTCCATTGTGCTGCTGTTCCTCTGCGCTGTTGCATTCTTGTTGCCATGTTTTTTCTCTCCTTATGGTATTTCTACCGTTTTATAAATGTATTATAACATCAATTTTTAATTGAAATTATCTGTAGCAACTCCACCATCCCAAGTTTCTGACCAACTTGAGGTGTTGTATGAGCCACCTTCTATAACTACACCTGGATCACTGTATGTACCGCCAGAAACGAACATGGTAACAATTAAACCATTTCCGTCAATAGATGTATCGTGTATGTGATCTTGAAGTGTTTCAGCATCTTCAAGGGTAGCAATAGCCAACCAGGAAGAATTATAATATACATGTACTCTTTCTGTTAATGTATCAAACCATAAATCTCCGTTTTCTGGTGATACAGGAGCGGTAGATCCGACAGACATACTTCCAGCCAATGCGTCAACATAAGCCTTTGTAGCAGCATGTTCGTTAAGTGTAGGTTCTCCTACGACTACAGATCCTCCAAAACTACCGCCGTTAGCGACGACTAGTCCATTCTTGACCTTAAAATCTTTATCTACTGTTGCCAAGATCTACCACTCCCTCTTTTATTTATTTATTATGCTAAAAGTGTTCCTACAACAAGAACATCTGAGTTATTGTTGTTGGTTGCAACACGAAGACGAACATTTGATGCATCGATATCTGCAGAAACAGATCCTAATGAACCATTTGTTCCAACCATTGCATATTCTGTAATTGCTACATTGTTTGATGAGTCAAGTGTTAAGATAACCTTTGAAACATCTGTATGTGAACCATTAGCAATCTTCACAAGGAATTCTGCAGAACGGTATGAAGCGTGTGCCCATGCGTATGCAGTATGTGTGCTTGCTGTTGGTACATTATGTGATGCTGCTACCTGCTTTGCAACAGAAGCAATGTCTACTGCTGGGAAGTCAGGTGTGACTGCCTCAAGAGCAGATACTGCACGAGCATCTGTAAAGTAAAGGTTTGTTGTACCTTCTTCAAGGTCATCTGTATCAGAATCTGCAACACCGTTTTCTGCGGTAATTGTAAGACCATTCTCATCACCTGTGATAATAATATTAGTCTTTGTTGCACCTGTGATAAGTGCTGCTGCATCTGTCTTAGCACGAGAGGTTGTGTAGTATTGGTTTGTACCCTCTTCAATGTCAGATGTTGTAAGAGCATTGATTGCATTATTAATTGCATTATTGCGGTCAGTTACTTCGTCAGCAACTAAGTTATCTGCGTGATCCTTTGCATTATTTTCTGCAGTTAAGGCTACACCATTAGCGTATCCTTCGTATGCGGATGTAATTGCAATTTCACGAGCATCTGTATGTGCAATTGCTGCATCTTCTGCATCTTGTGCAACACCTTCTGCATATAACTTTGTAGCAGTAACATTTGTATCAATTTCAAATGTTGAACCGTCAAGAGTTAAACCATTACCAGCAAGGTATGTACCTTGACCTGAGAACTGTGTCCAATCCTGACCTGAGAATGCTGTTAAGTAGTGGTCAGCCTGTACCCATGCTGTTGAAGCATAGTTATCGCCTTCCATTACGAATACTGCTGCGCCAACTAATTCAGAATAAGCATCTGCATCTGCTGGGCGAGAAAGTGTGTATGAACCACCAGTTATAGACATTTCGTAGATACCGTTTTCGGAATCTGTTGACTGTCCCTTCAAAAGAACACGGTATCCATCAGATACTGTGTGGTTATCAATTGATAGTGGTGTAGAACCAGATAAAGCAATATTTGATGTTGCAAGAACATTTACTGCTTGCTTCCAGTTAAGACCAGAAGATAGTCCGTCTGCATATGCCTTAGCATTATTTTCTGCTGTTGTGGCTGCTGCATCGGCGTAACTGTTTGAACGAGTTACTTCTGCAGCAATCTCATCATCTGTATAATCTTTTGCGTTTTGTTCTGCTGCATTTGCTTTTGTTGTAGCATCTGATGCTGCGTCTGCAATTGCATCATTCTTAGCAAGAAGAATTGCTGCATCACGAGCAGCAACTTCGTCAGAGATTTCTCCGTCTGTGTATTGCTGTGCTGCAAGAATTGCGTCTGCTTCTGCATCTGCTGCTGAACCAATTGTGTCCCACAAACCAGTGTTTGCAGTTACTGCTCTTGCATCTGTAAAGTATTTATTTGATGCACCTTCTGAAAGGTCATCTGTGTCATGGTTTGAAATATCTGATACTTGACCAGTTACATCACCAGTAAGATCTGCTGTTATTGTTCCTGCAGCAAAGTTACCTGAACCATCACGCTTTACAACTGCGTCTGGTGTATTTGTTGAGGTGGCTGTTCCACCAATAAGACCAATAATATAGTTTTGGTCGTCTACTTTCTTTGTAAGAATATCTTGACCGTCGATGGTACCTGTTGTGCCTTCAACAATAAGACCATTCTTTACCTTAAAGTCTTTTGTTACTGTTGCCATTTTTTATCTCCTTATTTATGCCTTAAGTCCAATTCGTGCATAACGAACTGTGACTGGCTTAATTGCAGGGTCTGGAGTAACAGTTAATGAAACTGTATTTCCTACCCTAGAGACGCTAATGGTGCCAATATTCCCATCATTGTCTATCGTGCCATACTCAGAGACATTTACATTTGTACCGTCTACCAAGATGGTCAACTCTGTTGCATAAAATTTATTATCTCCTGCTGTTGTCTTAGCAATGGAAACAATATACTTAACCATTCGCCACTCTGTGGCATCAAAATTATCAATCACTGTGGCATTCTCAATACCAGTAATTGTATTTTCATTATTACCCATTGTTCCGAGATCTGTGGAACGGGCTGAGGTTGAATCAATTAAATCTTCATAATCCTGTTGTGAAGGACGATCACCAGTTTGAAACTTGGTTTTTAGTGTTGGGACTGAGATTTTTGCCATGACCTTATTATAACTCCTTTTTTATATTTTTAAAGAATCCAGTTACTAAAGCCAATAACCTGTAGTGGAATTGGTGGGGGATTAGAAGCACTGTATCCTTCAATTTGTATAGATTTAAATCTTACCCTAAATGGTAAGTCATGCTTTATTGTTACTGTTGGAGCAATTAAGTTTATTTGTTTTACAGAGTAGTCAATTGGTTTTATATATTTTGTTTTATGTTGCAGGTTTGATAGTGTTGCTCTTGCCATTAATCTGTTACATCTTCAAGAATCTTCATGCTACCCTGAGCAACTGTCCATACTCTTGTAGCATCTGATAACTGAATATCAAAGATGTCTCCAGTTTGTAAAATAAAAGATTCTGAAGAAGTTAACCAAACTGTAAATTCTCCTACAAGATCATCTGCATCTGCTGCTGGATATAAATCCATAATTAGCGTGGCATCATCTGTGATAATTCCAAGATCTGCTGTATTGTTTGGACGCTTAATTTTCATATTAATATTCCAATCTGGAATAATTAATGGGTCCCCTGCATCATCTACTACATAAACCTTAAAACCAGATGTGTCTCCACGAACTACAGTCCAAATAACTGTTGGTGGTTTTTCACCTATATCATACGAAGAAGCGGATCCACGATAAGTTGCCATATGTTGATTATATCATATTAAGACAATCCGTCTTTTAATGCTCCCCATGTTCCATTACCTTTTGCCTGAACTACAATAACCCCATTACTTCCAGAGTGTGCCACTACTCCTACTGCTATTGCATTTCCTGTTACTGGTCTCGTTCCAGTAATCCATCCACTTGAACTAACATAAATAGCAGATCCATTTTCAAAAGTACCGTCTGATAAATTAATGTTTTCCATAACACCAGCAACTACCGCTATTCCATCTTCTCCAGCATCGATGTCTGTTTTAATTAATCCAAGTATTGGTGACTCTGTATCTGTGGTTGCTATCTCTACATAAACTTTTGGATTTCCATTAACTGTAATTGAGCCAGTGCCTATTACTGGGGTTCCTGCAACTAAACTTGACGCTGTATTATTTCTAACTGCTATCTGAAATTGTGATAATCCTAATGGTGGCAAAACAACTAAAAGTCTTTCAACTAAAGATTCAATATCTCCATGAACATCTACTGGATCTGTTGATAGCGGGTATGGGAGATTAAAAATACCGTCATTTGTATTATTTATTGTTGCCATGATACTATTATTATACCATTTTTATAAAGTTGACAAACAAAAATAACATATGTTATACTTGGAAGTAATATAGCACCCCAAAAGGGTGTTATTCGTTTCTAAGGAGGAAACTATGATTAACTTTATGAATAATAATAGGAACATCATTGGCACACTCAGCATATTGGCTATTTTTGGGGTTTACTCAAATGTCGCTAATGCTTCTGAAAACCGATTAAACGATAGTAATATCGTGCTTGAAGAAACAATAGAGGCCACGAAAGTGGCCAAAAGTGTTTCTGAGGCTAAAGAAGATCAGTTAGAAAAATACAAAAATGCTGTAAATCTATCTGACAAAGATCTTAAAAATCTACTACGTTTAGTAGGTTTTAAGGGTCAAAAACTAAGAGAGGCTTGGGCTATTGCTAAAAAAGAATCTGGCGGTAGACCGATGGCGCTGAATCTTAGTAAAAGAACTGGAGATAGTTCTTATGGCTTATTTCAAATAAATATGATTGGTGACCTTGGTCCTGACCGTAGAGATAAGTTTAAATTAGAGTCAAACTATGAGTTATTTAATCCAGTATTAAATGCCCAAGTAGCATTTCACATGTCAAATGGCGGTGAAAACTGGATTGCCTGGAAAGGCATTACTCCAAGGACTAAGCATTTAATGCGGGGCTTCCCAGAATAAATTGCCTGCTGGATCCAGGCCTCCTATTTTATTTTTAAAATGGTTGTGCCTGGAATCCAGACCATTTTTTTCTGGCATACCGATTACATGGTTTGTAGATAGCATACCCGCAGACTGACTAAATGCAGAGTTTCCAACTACAAGGACTTTTGCAGTTAACATAAAAATAAAAGAATCGTAAGTATCTAAGTCATTTTTTATTTTTAAATTTGGAAAAACATTTTTAAGTAAATCAAAATCTATACTGGTGTGTGGATAGGAACCAGAAGAATCTTTATATAAGTGTGGCTGATGCCACATTTTTTCTTGCTTTATTCCTTTTGGAACAAAATTTTTATTTGTAGAATCAGTACAAATAAACACATCTGGATTTTCTAATTGACATCTATTAACAATTCTTTCTATTTGCCTCAAAACATTTTCATAAAAATGATCTGGTGTATATCTTGGATTTTCAGGTATTGCATTTCCTCTTCTAATATGTATTACTATCGAATTATGCACAATATCAGAAAATTTATTAAATGCGGTGGCTTCTTTTATAAATTCTTTATCATTGTTATTTTTTGCAAAACCTGGAGGCTCTGTTCCTAATCCTATATCTGGACATAATACTTTATATGGTATATTGTCAAAATCTATATTTTTCCATGGATTGTAAAGAAGGTTGTTAAATTTATTCATTAACTCAAAATATTTAGGATCTGACTCTCCATCTATACCGTCTGA